GCCTACAGCAAGAACCGACGGAAGGCTGTCCAGCCGTTACCGCCGGACGTGGCGACGGCCTTGCGCGGATACCTTGCCACAAGGCCGGATGACCGAGCCGTATGGCCGGCACGTGGCCTAAGCACGCGGCCGAAATGCTCCGAATCGACCTCGACGCGGCGGGCATTGCCTATCGGGACGAGGAGGGCCGGGTGGCCGATTTTCACGCGCTTCGGCACTCCTACATCACACTACTCTCTCGAAGCGGTGTCAGCCCGAAGGTGGCGCAGGAACTGGCCCGGCATTCGGACATCCGGCTGACTATGCAGACCTACACCCATGCCGGCCTGTACGACCTTGCCGCAGCCGTTGAAAGCCTACCGCCGATCATGCCGGCCGACCAGGAGGGGCAAAGGCTGATTTTTGCGGCCACGGGAACCGACGGCGCGCCTGGACCATGCCTGGACCAAAACGGTGAGACTCTAAGCGATTGTGTGAGAACGGTTGAGGCTGGCAACGGGAAAAATGAAGCCGGGGCCTCAGTTCACCAAACCCTGCAGATCAAGGCATTTGCGATTGATTGCGACCAGATGACAACGCCTGAGATTGAAGCTACCTACTCCAGACACCCAGCGAAAACTCTCTGTAACTTCATGTCGATTCGCAACCCACAATTCGCAACAACGAGATGCTAGAAAAGCTCACAATAGTAGGAATTGACAGCGTCGATTTGACTGGCAGGGATGGTCGTCGACGGGAATCAGTAGGCCCCAAGCGCATTTCACAAGTTCTTGTGCATCAAGATGTTAGTGCCTGCGCGTTCGCAAAAAGATTTGTTCGATCCACTTGGGAGAAGTCTCTTTCTATCGGGTCGCTGGCACTGTCAAGTTAGTTGCAAACCCCAGAAATTGTTGCGAATCGGATAAACCTGCATAAGGTGCATTAACCATTCTGGCACACGCGTTTCGACAAGAACGGCGATCAGATATAATAAAATCCAATAGCTCTGCCTCAAAGCAAGAGTCGAGTGTTTTCACACCTGGTCCTCGCCTCTTGATAAAGCGCGCTGGAGAAGTCGGCATGGCACGTCAGCGTAAGTATGGATCACGGGCGCCGGCGCCGGACGAAAAGAAACCGGACGACAAGCAAGAGCAAGTCGCTCTCCTTGATCAGCGGTTGAACGATCCGGAGTGGCGGCCGCTGGCGGAGCACATCCGGAAGAACCTCGGAGATCAATTCACATTGGAAGTTGACGAAGTACTCTGCCTGGGTCATGGTACGTTCCGTCGTCCTCGGTTCCCGTGGCCAATGTCTTACCCATGCACCGTCTCTAAACTTCTTGCGATTCTCAGTCGTCACGGCCCCAAAGTCGGGCGGTTACTTGTTGACGACCTGATGGGTGACCGGCGCGAAAAACGTAATCGGCCGACAGCGGAGCGGAACGCGATCTGGAAGCGCTGGCACGAGGAAGACAAGCTGGGGCCTACCAAGATATCCCAACGCTGGTGGAAAGAAACCCACCAGAAAGCGTCACCGAACACGGTCAAGCAGGCACTTCGACGGACCAGATAGCTCGAATTAGAATCGTCTCCGCCGGATAGGTACAAGAGCAATGTACCGGTACATTATCAATGTACCCATAGTGACTCGCAAATCTCTTAGATAAACTCGCAAGTGACGGGTCGAGCATTTTGCATTTTGCTTGCGAGGGGTCCATGACAAACCTAGCAACGGGGACAATCTTTACAAAGCCTCTCCTTCGATGCCATGGCGTCGGTCCCTTCGATCTCACGGAGAGAGGTGCAATCGGAGAGGTTCGTCAAAGTTCAGATCCCGTGATCAGGTTGGTCACGGGCTGCCTCGTAGCGGCTTTGGCGTTCATGTCGTTGAGCAATTCTCCCCTAATTGGCGAGGAACGCGAGAAGCCGGCCACAGCCTTTGGACAAGTGGCTGATGCAAAATGCTCTTTGTTTCAGAACGCAAATGACTGGAATTGCAAGCCTGCGCACCGACCCCACGGTGGGGCCGGCGCCGGCACGCTTTTTACGTGGAGGGTTGCAGTGAATAAGAAACCGTATAAGTCGACCTGTTTTCCAAAAAAGCCCATAAAGAAAATGATGGTAAGCGGCGGACCAAGGTCACAGCCGCCAGCGAGGCCAGACCTTTCTCACATCGTGGAGGGGCTCCGGCCCCTGGCCATCAGGTGTTCTTCGATCAACTTCGATCCTGACAATGCCAGGCTGCATCCGGACGAAAACATCGATGCCATCATGAAAAGCCTCTCGGAATTTGGACAAGATCAGCCCCTTGTCGTCCAGCGACAAGGAATGATCGTTCGCAAAGGCAATGGGCGGCTGGAGGCTGCCCATCAACTGGGGTGGAAATGGATCGCGGCTTTGGTTGTCGACGAGAATGACGTGGCGGCAGCCGCCCGGGCCATTGCTGATAACCGTAGCGCCGAGCTGGCAACCTGGGACCAAGAGAAACTCGCCCAGCTCTTACAGTCGATCCGCGATGCCGGGCAGATTGACCTGGATGTGACGGGGTTTTCCCAAGCCGACATCGAACAACTACTGCCCTTTGAGATTCCCGAGGACCAAGTGCCTGAGCCCCCCGAAAACCCGGTCACGAGCCCCGGTGACTTATGGATTCTCGGTGACCATCGCCTCCTATACGGAAAAGCGGGAAAGGCGGAGGACATTGACCGCCTGCTAGATGGCGCGTCGGTTCATCTGTGCAATTGCGACCCGCCCTATAACGAAAAATGCGAGCCACGGTCAAACAATGCCATCGCCGCGGGGTTGAGCTCTTTTTCCGGACCCAAACATCATCAAAAATTCGATGTGAAGCGGCATCCAAAGAAGTCCCTCCCAACGACCAAAAAACTGCGGCCCAAGGACCGGCCGTTGGCCAACGACTTTGTGTCGGATGAGGCTTTCAGTGAAATGCTGGTGGCCTGGTTTGGGAATATCGCCAGAGTTCTTCTGCCAGGACGGCTGTTCTTTTTTTGGGGTGGTTATTCCAACATCGCCAACTATCCGCACGCATTAAAAGCCTCGGGCCTCTACTTCTCCCAGCAAATTATCTGGCATAAGCAGCATGCCGTGCTCAGCAGAAAATGCTTCATGGGCGATCACGAATGGTGCTTTTTCGGATGGCGAGAAGGAGCTGCTCACCAATTCTTTGGGCCGCCCAACGTGAGCGACGTCTGGTCGGTTAAAAAAATCAATCCTCAGAACATGCAGCACTTGACAGAAAAGCCTTTAGCCCTCGCCGTGCGTGCCATCCAGTATGGATCGCGGCCCAGTGAAAACGTGCTCGATCCGTTTGGCGGGAGTGGCTTCACTTTGATGGGCGCCGAACACACTGGTCGACGAGGATTCATCATGGAAATTGATCCGGCCTACTGCGATGTGATAGTTCAGCGCTGGGAATCCTTCACGGGATTAAAAGCTGAGCGTCCATCCTCCGTCAAGCTGCCTTTACGGCGAATTCGGAAGAATGGTTAATCGATAATTCTTAACCCCAGCGAAAGCCATGCCCCGAAGTCCTGCCGAGGAACTGCGGATCGAAGCTCGCCGCCTGAAGGTAGCCGAGCTGTACCTTCACGGCACGCGCTGCCTTAGTCAAATCGCGCGCGAGCTAGGCGTCGACAAGGCGCAAATTTCCAGGGACTTCAAGCAAATCCGCAAGCTTTGGCGGGAGCGGTATGTCAAAGACTGGGGTGCCGCCAAGCATGAAGAGCTCGCCAAGATCGCCGAGATCGAACAGAAGGCATGGCTCGCCTGGGAACGCTCGTGCAAGGACGACGAAACCATGGAGGTGACAGGCACGAGCCAAGGAGGCAAAGGCAAACCGGACAAAGTCAAAAAAAAGACCAAGCGCCAGGTGGGTGACCCACGCTACTTGGCCATTCTGCTCAAGTGTGCGGAGCAGCGCCGGGCCATCTTGGGGCTCGACGCTCCGAAGAAGTTAGACCATACGACGGGCGGACAACCATTCTATAAGGCGTACTTATTTGACCCCGATCATCCTTCCGAACCTGAAAGCGCCCCGGCCTGAAGCCGGACAAAGGCCTTACTTGCCATACGGCGCCGCTCGAGAACTGTGGTGGTGCATGGCTTCGGAGGTTGTCATTTCCGGGCCGGCTGGCACGGGCAAGTCGAGAGGCTGCCTGGAGAAAATGCATTACCTTGCGGAAAAATATCCGACGATGCGTGCCCTGATCGTTCGCAAGACTCGTGCTTCGTTGACCGAATCAGCCCTTGTGACTTTCGAGGACAAAGTGGTACCGCTCCATCATCCTGTCTTGGATGGGCCGGGGCGCGCTTATCGGCAAGCTTATCGTTATCCGAACGGTTCCATCCTCGTGCTGGGCGGTCTGGACAAAGCCAGCCGCATCATGAGCACGGATTATGACCTGATCTTCGTGCAGGAGGCCATCGAATTGGAGGAAGACGATTGGGAGGCGTTAACGACAAGGCTTCGTCACGGCGTGCTGCCTTATCAACAAATCATCGCCGACACGCCGATGCATTGGCTCAAGCGCCGTTGCGACGGAGGCCAAACGACCTTGCTCCAATCCCAGCACCAGGACAATCCGCAGTTGTGGGATGGAAAACAGAAATGCTGGACCGTCAGGGGAGCCCAATACATCGGCAAGTTGGATGCACTGACCGGGCCTCGCAAAGATCGTCTGCGTTACGGGCGCTGGATTCAGGCCGAGGGCGCGGTTTACGATGGTTGGGATCGGCGGCTTCACCTCATAGATCGCTTTGCGATACCCGCGGATTGGCCACGCTTCTGGTCCGTGGATTTCGGATACAAGAACCCATTTGTTTGTCAGTGGTGGGCTCAAGACTATGACGGTCGGCTCTACCGCTATCGAGAGATCTACCACAGCCAGCGCTTGGTGGAGGACCATGCCAAGCTCATGTTGGCCTTATCCAAGGATGAACCCAGACCGAGGCAAATCCTTTGTGATCACGATGCCGAGGACAGGGCCACGCTGGAGAAGCACCTGCGCATGGAGACCTGGCCTGCCAAGAAGGACAAGAGTCCGGGAATCCAGGCCGTCGCATCGCGCTTCAATAAAGCGGGTGACGGCCGTCCGAGGTTGTTTCTCGTGCGGGACGCGCTCGTCGAGCGCGACCCGGTGATGGTGGAGCAAAAGAAGCCGACCTGTACGGAGGAAGAGATCGACGGGTATGTCTGGGACCTGGCCAACAATCGGAAGAAGGGTGAGGACCCGGTGGACAAGGACAATCACGGCCTGGACGCTTTGCGATACCTGGTGGCGTTCTTTGACTTAGACTCGGTCGACTCGGCATTCCGCTACGACGACATTCAGGCTTGTTTAACTGACAACATTCAACCTTTATTCGGAGAGTAGTATGGCTCCGATCAGTTACTTTGTCGGGCTCGACTTGGGACAAACGAGCGAATATACGGCACTGGCGATCCTGGAGCGGACGCAGCCAACCAATCAAACCGATTCGTCGGAGATGTTTGGAATTGGGCGCTGCTCTGACCCGGTCTCTGTTCCAGTCTATACCCCCAACACGGAAAAGTTCTACGCGGTGCGCCATTTAGAGCGGTTTCCGCTCGGGACGTCCTACCCGGCGATTTGCGAACGAGTAGTCGACTTGTTCGAGGAGCCGCCTCTTTTGGGCGGGACCCTGGCCGTAGATCAAACCGGCGTTGGCCGCCCCGTCGTTGACATGATCCGCAAGGCCCGGCCTCAGGCTAACATCCGCCCCATTACCATCACCGGGGGCCATGACGTGGTCCCGGATGGCTCAGGTTGGCAGGTTCCGAAGCAAGACTTGGTTAGTGTCCTTCAGGTACTGCTGCAATCACGCCGCTTGCAAGTTGCCCGCGCACTACCGATGGCGTCGGTGCTGG